CGGAGCCAGAGCCGGATGCTTTAGCCGCACCAAAGACATGGCCTGCTGAACAAAGAGAAGCGTTCAATCAGCTACCCGATGAGCAAAAGGATTTTATGCTCAACCGGGAGAAAGAACGGGACTCGGCGTTTACTCGCAAGACGACTGAACTATCAGAGCAGCGTAAACAGCTAGAAGGCTTAAACGGGGTTTTGGCACCGTATAAACAGCAGATGCAGGCTCACGGGATTAGCGAAGCTGAGTATGTTTCGCGTCTTATGACCTACGACAATGCACTACGGCAAAACCCCAAAGCAGCCCTTCAGCAACTCGCCCAGCACTATGGCGTTCAGCTTCCGTCAGGCGATTCGGGCGCGGATTATGTAGATGAATACGCTACAGATCCGCATACACAGCAACTGCAACAGCAATTAACCCAAACGCAACAGCAAGTTAATATGTTGGCCCAGTCGCAGCATCAAGATCGTTACCAAAGTTTAGAGAATGTCGTTGTAAAGTTTGCAAATGAGAAAACCGCAAACGGAGAACTTAAACATCCTCATTTTGAACAGGTGCGTGAACGGATGTCGCGGCTCGTAACTGCCGGAGAGACTCAAGATTTGAGTAAGGCATACGACATGGCGCTTCGATTAGATGACGGCCTCTACAAAGAGACGTTGGAAAAGGAGCGGCTGACCGTAAGCAATAAAGAGGACGCAAAGAGAAAAGCGGCTATAGATAAAGCCAAAAAAACTCGGCCTTCTCGCTCTGCTTCTCCACCTAATGGAGTAGTCACATCTACGGGCCTTGACGAAATTTTACGCGACAAGATTAACACTGCTAGAGCATAGGGTTTCTGCCGTTGCCATTTTGATGGAAGAAAACAGAAATGGTCGCTTCTCCAAATTCTACCTATACGGAGATCGTAACCACTACGCTTGCTGGTTACTCCAAAACGATGGCCGACAACGTGACGAACAACAATGCGTTGCTTCGCCACATCGACTCAAAGGGGAATAAAAGCCCCGCAACTGGTCGTACTATCGTCCAAGAGCTTGAGTATGCAACGAACTCGACCACCAAGTGGTATTCGGGTTACGAGGTACTCGACACCTCAACTAGCAATGTCTTCACGGCTGCTGAATTTAACTACAAGCAGTTGGCGGGCAACGTAGTGATCTCCGGTCTCGAACAAGTCGAGAACTCTGGCTCAGAGCAGATTTTTAATCTTCTCAAAAGCCGCATTCGCAACCTTGAAAAATCGCTAAAAAACACGATGGCGTCTGCGCTTTATGCGGATGGCAGCGGGACTGATTCCAAAGAACTTGGCGGTCTACAGCTTGTTGTTCCTGGCACCGTGGGTAACACGGTCGGCGGGATTAACAGCACGACCTACGATTTCTGGCAGAATCAGGTTTATGATTTTTCCACTGCGGGGGTAACCGCTTCAGCTACGACGATCCAGACGGCCATGAACACGTTGTGGCTTTCTACTATTCGTGGTGCTGATCGGCCTGACGTGATTGTCGGTGATACCAACTACTTTGGTTTCTACTGGTCATCGCTTCAGACGAACCAGCGGTTCACATCTGATGAGTCGGCGTCGGCTGGGTTTATGAACTTGATGTTCATGGACGCTCCGGTCTATTACGACGATCAGTGCCCTGCCAATAAGATGTACATGCTCAACACCGATTACCTTTTCTTGCGTTATGCAGAGGGTCGTGAGTTTGTTCCTCTTGGCGAAAAGGCATCCGTAAACCAAGACGCTCTTGTCATGCCTGTTGCATGGGCCGGTAATATGACGGTCAGCAATCGCGCACGGCAAGGCATCATTCAAGCCTAGTAGGAGGTCTTTAATGACTTACACAACTCAAGGTGCTATCGGAATTGACTTTGATGGGGGCACCGAAACGACCCCATCTCAGCCTCCGGGTAGCAGAATGGTTGGAACCGATGCTTCAACTTGGCTCTACATCGAAGCAGGGGCAGCGATTGCTCAGTACGATGTAGTGGCTGTGACGGAGCTTTACGTTGGCGTTCCAATCACAAAAGCACTCGTCGATACTGGTGAACTTGTTGCTATAGCTCCTCAAGCAATTACGAATGGGGAATATGCGTGGGTTCAGTTGACTGGAACTTGCACGATCAATGTTTTGGCAAGTGCTGCCGCAAACGTGATCTTGTTTTCCACGGCAACAGCCGGAAGTCTTGATGATGCCTCTACTGGTCAAACAAGAGTAGACGGCCTCAAATTGACAGCGGCGCGTGGCGGAACTGCTGGTAGTGCAGCGGGTCTTGCTTCATATCCAAAGTCGTTTGTGATCTAACCAAAAAGGAAGTGCGGGGGTGTAAAAGCCCCCGCGCAACTGATGCTTATGAGCGGAAATATCAGAGTCGAATTTATTCCTGGGGAAAATGGCAGCCCCGATCTGATCGAAATACGACGAGTGGGAGATCCAGATACGGTTCTCTACAAAGTCTCAGAAAAGATCGAATGGCTGGAAGAAAATTTCCCAAAGGAAATTGCGGCTTACCAAAAGAATGGTGGCGGCGCGTCGTCAGCTAAGATTAAGCCCTCGGGGACTTTGCTTACTGCCCTAAAGGGTGTCGGTAACAGGCGAGCTAAAATCCTAATCAACCAGGATGTCAGCACGGTTGAACAACTATCAGAACTTTCCGATGCAAGCGTTGGCAGCCTGGGTGCTGGAACGGTAGATTTGCGTAAGCAAGCCCGTGACTACCTGGCGGCTCAAGCTGGCATTCAACCAAAACAGGTTGTTGGATGACCCTTCTAACGATTTGCCAAGACGCCGCAAACATCATCGGGATAACTGCGCCTGATGCTGTCTCAGCGTCAACAGACACCTCGGTTATTCAGCTAAAAGCTGCGGCAAATCAAGAAGGCCGCGCTTTAGTGCAGCGGTATACCTGGCAACTTCTTACAAAAGAAGGAAGCCACACCACTCTAGCCGCAGAAAGCCAGGGGACAATGGTTTCGATTGCGGCTGACTTTGGGCGGTTTAGCAACGACACAATGTGGAACCGCACGACAGACCGGACGTATTACGGTCCTCTAACCGGCTCTGAGTGGCAGCGGCTTCTAGCTGTTGTTAGCGGCGGCATCACCAACTATTTCCGCATTCGCGGCGGGTTGCTGCTTCTAAACCCAGCCCCGCCAGCAGGCGAGTCAATCAAGTTTGAGTACATTACAAAAAACTGGGTAGACGAGTCGGGCGGCACGGTTGCTGACGCAGACAAATTTACTGCGGATTCTCAGACCAGCGTACTTCCCGAAGAGTTAATCACTCTTGGCGTTATCTGGCGCTTTCTGAAGATTAAAGGACTGTCATACGAACAGCAGTTCCTTGAGTATCAGTCGCGATTGCAGGAATACACGCAAAGCGAAGGAGCAAGACCAATTTTGCGTATGAGTGGACAAAGCCGAGCTATTCTTGCGCTTAACGTGCCCGATTCGGGCTTTGGAAGCTGAACAAGGAGATACGCCATGCCGATAGTTGACGGAAAAGAGTACGCCTACACCCCAAAAGGGATGGCCGCAGCCAAGGCTGCTGCTAAGGGAGGCGCTACTAAAACGGCATCTTCCACAAAGGGCGTATGCACCATAAATGGTCCAGACGGAGTTAAACCAAAAAGCTCTGGCGTAGCGTAGCCAATGAAGCGCGATCTTTATGGCGAGTTAATGGGAAGGGCGCTTAATCGGAGCGCTCCTCCAGGGCATTTCGCTGCTTATATCCGGCCTGACGAGAGTGAGGTGTTGCGCTCTATGGGCGGCGGCGTTGCTCCTGATGGCGGGCAGAATATGTATAACGGGATGCCTGCGTACTTTAGCGGCATTAGTGCTGTCTCTGGCAATGGTGGCGGCGGCGTTAGCTTTGGTTATGGTGATGGTGGCGTTAGCATCCCATCTTTTGCTGTAGACGCGCCTCCAGTAATCGCACCAGACCAAGGCTACATAGACCAGATGAACGCTGCGGTAGCCAATGCCCGCGCTGAAGAAGCAGCAGAGGAAATGGCGCTGGCAGACATTCTTGCTGGAGTTGCCCAAAGTATGTCGGGCAGTCCCCAAGCTCAAGCCCAGGCCCAGGCCCAGGCCCAGGCCCAAGATCAAGCCCAGGCCCAAACCCAAGCTAATATACGAAGCGGGGGCATAGCGGCAGCAGCGGGGCAGGCTAGAGCTGACCGGGAATCAGTTTTAGAAAGTCTATATGGCGTAGGCCCCGCCGGTTCTAGCTACAACCCATTAGAAGCCAGAACAGGCCCCACAAATGATGATGTAGTTGCTATTTTGTCGGGCGAAAGAAGCGTAGGCAAAGACGGCCCTGCGGGCAAAGACGGCTCTGCGGGCAGAACTTCTCGAAGCGGAAGCCGCTATGCTGGTGACGACGGGCGTTATGGGTCACGGACAGGATACATCGGGGCAAACACTTATGGCGGCGGGACAATGGGGAACGCTGCCCAGGTTGATGATAGCGGGTGGGTGTTTACCAACGCCGTTACTGAAGCCGCAGAAAACGCGAACAAGGGCTTTTTCAATTCTATTCTTCCAGGTCATCAAACAGTTACGCAAGACCCGATGACTGGCGCTCCTGTGATGGGTTACGGGTTTGGTTGGGAAGATGCTTTAGGTCTTGCGTTATCGGGCACTCCAGTCGGATCATTGGTTACCGCGTACAACATGGCTAAGGGTTCTAAGCCCACTGAGCCTACCATGATGAACCGAAGCCAGTGGAAATCATCAATAGGTCTCTCTGACGAAAACTTTGATATGGAAGGACTCCCAAGCATAAGCGATGAAGAGCTTAGACGGCTTACGCAATCAACAGACCCAGCAGACTCAACAGACCCCGCAGACCAAACGCCGCCTGCGGTCAAGGAGTATTACAAGCCGCCGCAGTGGGTTCTTGATAGGCTTGCTCAGAACTTGGCGTATGGGAAAAATCGGATAGGGTAATGGCAAGATCTCCTGCACCTATGACCGGGCAAAGCACTGCCTTCCCATCTCCGATAGGCGGTCTAAACACCCGTGATTCGGTAGACTTGTTGCCGGAGACTGACGCAATCAGGCTGGACAATTTCTTCCCAGCGCGATCTCACGTTCAAGTTCGCAACGGATACGACGACCATGTGACGAGTCTCCCGTCTACGGTAGAGAGCTTGATGGTCTACAACAGCGGCACGGCCAGCACGATGTTCGCGGCAAGCGGGAGCGCAGTCTACAACGTGACCAGTGCCGGATCGGTCGGCTCTGCTGTTATTACCAGTCTGTCTAACGCTAAATTTCAGTCGGTCAACATGACCACTTCTGGTGGGTCATTTCTTTGGATCTGCAACGGTGAGGACGCGCCTCGTCACTGGAACGGCTCTGCATGGGCCACGCCGACATTAGGCAGCGTCACCGCCGCAAACATAATCAACGTTGAAGTCTACAAGGAACGGCTGTTCTTTGTTTTGACCGACAGCCTGACGTATGGGTATTTGCCAATAAACAGCATCGCCGGAACAGTTGCTTCAGTAAATCTGGGCAGCGTTTTTAGCAAGGGCGGCAAGCTGATGGCAATTAGCACCTGGACCCGTGACGGTGGGTCTGGTCCTGATGACAACATCTTGTTCTTTACCGACCAAGGCGAGATCGCGATGTATAGCGGGACCAACCCATCCGACGCTACAAAGTGGGGGTTAGTCGGCGTTTACACGGTTGGTCGGCCAATCGGGCGTAGGTGCATGATGAAGGTTGGCTCTGACTGCTATCTAGTCACAGAGAACGGCTTGCTCCCAATGACCCAGGTTCTTGGGACAGGCGAAGCTGCGCCGAACGTCGCTCTTAGCGACAAGATCAGCAATAGCTACAACGATTCAGTCGTTGAGTTTAAGGGAACTTTTGGCTGGCAAGGCGTGGTGTATCCAAAGGGCGGATACGCCGCTGTTAATGTTCCATCGTCTACCGCTGGCAACTTTATTCAATACATCATCAATTTAGAAACTGGGGCATGGTCCCGTTTCACCAATCAAGACGGATATGCTTGGGCTGTATTTAATAGCGACCTCTATTTCGGGGGAAGCACCAAGGTCTACAAAGCAGACAGCGGAACAGACGATTCGGGCGGGGCAATAGAAGCCGTCGCTAAGACAGCGTTTATCTACTTCGGCGGTAGGTCGGGACCAAAGCGTTACACAGCAATCCGGCCTGTTATGGCGAGCGACTCTGAGCTTGAGGTCAGCATCGGCTTTGATACAGACTTCAGAGATGGGACTACGACGTTTACACCAAGCACGACAGGATCTATCTCCTCTGCCTGGGACACAGCAACTTGGGACTCGGCAACGTGGGGAAGCCCGATCACAACCCATCAAGCGTGGTTTAGCGTAGCCGACATTGGCTGGAACGCAGCCGTCCGCGTTAGAACCAGCACGACCCAACAGTCTGTTCGATGGCTTGCTACAGATGTCCGCTACGAAGTAGGGGTCGGGCTATGATAAGTGATTACGTCTGGGATCTTCTTCTGCCCTCAACGGAAAACTTTGAATCGGTTGACAGGCAGGATGTCGAGCTTGGCCTTGATAACGGAAGTTTTACCCTGTTCCAGGGAGAAAGATCGGCTGCGGTGACTTGTGCTTACGGCGAATCTTTAAGAATTGGATTGGCCGGAGGCGACCTTGAGGAACTGAAAGAGATCGAAGAAAAGATCTGTAGTTTTGCAAAGGACAATAAGTTCAGGTTCATTGAGATTATTGGCCGTCCTGGCTGGGAAAAAGCATTGACCGATTACAAAAAGACAGCAGTTCTGCTGAGAAAGGAGCTAAATCATGGGCTTCATTAGAGATATGTTTAGCAGCCCAAAAGCACCGCCCCCGATAGATTACGGGCAGTTGGCGCAAAACCAAGCTGTTCTTGATAAAGACACTCTCAGGCTGCAAACAAATTTAAGCCGCCCTGATATGGTGACGCCGTACAGCACGACGACGTTCCGCGAAACCGCAGATGACGAATACCTGGGCACCTACACTCTCGCTCCCGAATACGAAGCCCAGCGTGCTGCGGAGCAACGGATACAAGGCGGGTTGCAGGGACTGGCGCAACAGCGCGTTAATCAGATAGATCAAAACCCGTTTAGTACGCGGGGACTCCCATCTGAACCGGGTGCTTTCTCGTATGGAAATTATGGAGCGCAACCGCAGTATTCTACTGCTGGGGCATCGTACCAACTCCCCGGCTACTCAGATTTAGAGTCTTACGCCACTGGCGCTGCTGATGATTTCTACAATCGTGCGACGAACAGGCTAAACCCGCAGTTCGACAGACAAGAGGAAAATCTCAGAACTCAGTTAATCACCACAGGGATTCCAGAAAATTCCCCTGCTTACAATCAAGAGATGGAGACGTTCCGACAACAAAAGAACGATCAGTTGGCTGATTTGGCAAGCCAGGCCGTGTTCCAAGGCCAAGACCTTCAGTCAAGCATGATGGGCAATATCCTGACGGGTCGCGGACAGCAGTTGCAGGAACTGGGTACGCAATACGACGTTTCCCAAGCGCAGAGAAGCCAGCAAATTGCAGAAGGCCGCGATCAGTACGGAATAGGGCAGCAAGCGAGGGATCGCGCTATTGCAGAGAGGCTCCGAGAGCGGCAGCAGCCAATGACAGAGCTTTCGGCTTTGTTGACCGGCACGACACCGTTCTCACAAGCTGCTGCTCAAGGTCCAGGCGGGCTTGCTCCAATCAACGCGCCACCGCCAGTAGACCTGGGCCAATACGCAGCCATGCAGCAAGCAGATAACCTTGCTCGCTACCAAGGCGCCCAACAGAGGCAAGCAACGGCTCTAGGCATCCCTGTGGCCCTTGGGTCGGCATACCTGGGCAGAGATAGAGGCTAAGGGGACTTAGTAATGGCAACATTTATCACAGACCCTCGGATTGCTTACGCCCAAGCTGCGCGTAACGACTACAGAAAGCGGTCGCTTGCCCCAATTCAACTGCCAAGAAACCCGTATGGCGGCTCTCCGGTTGCGAGTGCGCTGCGAAACCTGACCTATGGAGCCTTGGCGGGACAAGAAGGGCGGCGAGTTAATGAGCTTCAAGAAGCTCAGACTGCGGCTCAAAATGAGATTATGGGTCAGATTCTACAGTCCTCAAGGGCCAGACCTCCTGGTGAGGGGGGATACCTTTCTCAGTCTATGGTCAACCCTCCTGACCCTACGGGGATGAGAGCAGCAGTAGGAGATACCTTGCCTCCTCAAACGCAAGTAAGCGTTAATCGCCCTGCCCGTCCAGCAATGCAGCCGTTTGATGCAGGCGTTGCTAAAACTGCTGGGATTATGCCTGCTCAACTTGAGATGCTTCGCATGAAAGCAATTCAACAAGGTGATGCGGCCACTGCTAAAAAAATTGCCGAAGAAGCGCAAAGGGGTTTGCAAAATGCTCTTTTGCAGAACACTCCAGAAGGGATGCAGCTCGCGGAGCAGTACGGAGCGATCCTTGATCCAGCAAGTTCTTTGGCTCGGCAACAGAGAGTTGCTGATATAGACGTAACAAGAGGCCAGACGGTTGCTGATAGAGAGTTAAGAAGAGGCCAGACGGTTTCTGATAGAGAGTTAACAAGAGGTCAGACGGTTTCTGATAGAG